TATTACTGTTTCCTGGGACGGTGGTGTTCGCAGTTATTCTGGCCTGCTTGACGTGGCTCTTGCTGGTGGGTACGTTGTTAAGCCTTCCAATGGCTGGTATGCAACGGTTGATATGGAGACAGGTGAAATTGGTGGCAAGGTTAGGTATGATCAAACTTTAGAACACGAATTTTGGGAACCAGTTTTTGCAAATACTGATTTTAAAGAGTTTGTAAAAAAGCAATATTCAATTGGCCACAAAGAACAAGTATCAATGGATGAGATTGTAATTGAAGATGTTTAAAGAAAATACAGATTATGAATTTGTTCCAGCACCTAACACTGATGATGAAGCATGGTGTGTTAGAATTTTAACAGGACAATTTACTGAAACAGTCGTGCAATATGGCACTATTCGATTTAATGAAAATGATATTAATGAAGATGGAATGGAGATGTCTTTTAATTTTGATGTTATTGAAACTCCAGATCCAGAAGCATTTCCTGAAAATCCAGTATTACAAGAAGTTGTAGGTGATTTGCTTCTTCAAATTATCGAAAACGCTATAAGTAATAATGAATTAGTTTCAAAGGAAGTTGATGTCGACTAATATCGAACAAACAATTATTAAAAATATCATTACTAATGAAGAATTTATGAGAAAAGTCTTGCCGTTCATTCGGCCAGACTATTTTGAAGGTACATACCAAAAACTATTTAAAGAAGTTGGAAAGTTTGTAGGAAAATACAATAAGCTTCCAACAAGTGAATCATTTAAAATTGAATTAGATCAAAGTGATTCATTTAATGAAGAGCAATATCGTCACGCTGTTGAAATCATACCTCAACTTTTTGATGGTGAGACTGTAGACCAACAATGGTTGCTTGATACAACTGAAAAGTGGTGCCAAGATAGAGCATTATATAATGCCGTAATGGAATCAATCACAATTATTGATGGCAAACACCAGAACTTAACGAAAAATGCCTTACCGGATATACTTACGAAAGCGCTCGGAGTCTCGTTCGACACGAACATTGGTCACGACTATATTGAAAACTTTGAAGAGCGATATGAATTCTACCACCGAGACGAAGAAAGACTTCCTTTTGACCTTGACTATTTTAACAAAATTACGAAGGGAGGTCTCCCGAATAAAACTCTTAATATTTGCCTTGCTGGTACTGGGGTTGGTAAATCTTTGTTTATGTGTCATTGTGCTGCTTCAAATCTAGCAGACGGTAAAAACGTTTTATACCTTACAATGGAAATGGCAGAAGAACGTATAGCTGAACGTATTGATGCTAACTTACTTGATTTACCAATAGATCAAATCGCGAATTTAAGTAAAGATATGTTTGCAGATCGTGTACATGGACTATCAAAACGCACAAATGGTAAACTTATTATTAAAGAATATCCAACTGGCCAGGCCAATGCAGCACACTTCAGGTCACTGCTCAATGAGCTTAAATTAAAACGATCATTTGAACCACACATTATTTACATTGATTATCTAAATATCTGCGCTTCAAGTAGAATGAAAGGTATGGGAGGATCTATTAACTCTTATAACTATATTAAAGCTATTGCTGAAGAAATTCGTGGCTTGGCTGTAGAATTTGATGTCCCTATTGTCTCAGCAACACAAACTACACGTTCTGGTTATGGAAATTCAGACGTAGGTTTAGAAGATACATCTGAATCATTTGGATTACCAGCAACAGCTGATCTTATGTTTGCGTTGATTTCAACTGAAGAACTTGAAGGTATGGGTCAGATTGCTGTTAAACAATTAAAAAATAGATACAATGATCCAACATATAAAAAGAGATTTGTAATAGGAGTAGACCGATCTAAAATGAAACTATACGATGTGAATGAAGGTGAACAAACTTTAATTGATGACACACCAACATTTGATAAAACTGAAATTGGAAATAAATTCGAAGGATTTAAACTATGAATAGAAACTATAAGAAAACCAGCATTGGTCGTAGAAACATTAAAACATCTTCTATGAATAAAAGCAAACGTCGTAGTTATAAAAAATATCGTGGCCAGGGAAAATCTTAATGCATGCACGTCTCATCTCATACTCACAACCTTTTCCCCATATACACTCAGGTGAACCAGGAATCATGGGCCTCGACAACATCCAAGATCTCATCGCGTATTGTGCCCGTGTCTCCAACCCAAAGAACCAAGCTAACACCAAGACAACGGGAAAGCTACTTGACTACCTCATCGAACACAAGCACTGGTCACCGTTCGAAATGGCATCAGCCTGCATCGAAATCGAAACAACAAGAGATATTGCAAGACAACTCCTCCGTCATAGATCATTCTCATTCCAAGAGTTTTCTCAGCGGTATGCTGACATCCGCGATCTTGATGATTCTGTTGTAATTCGTAAAGCGCGTTTGCAGGATCCAAAGAATCGTCAAAATAGCATTATCCATGATGACGTAAGTCTACATCAGTCATGGGAAACACATCAGCGTTTAGTATGGAACGCTGCAATGAAAGCATATAATTGGGCAATTGAAAATGGAATCGCAAAAGAACAAGCAAGAGCAGTGCTCCCTGAAGGGAACACACCATCAAGACTATACGTCAATGGGACTATTCGAAGTTGGATTCACTACATTGAACTTCGTTCAGCAAACGGAACACAGCTTGAGCATATGGAACTCGCGAAAGCCGTGGCCGAAGCTATAGCTAGAATTTATCCTAAGGTTAAAGATTTTGTGGAGGATTAAATGGGAAGAAAACTAAGTACGTATTATTCTGAAATTGGTAAAGGCTATTGTGAAGTTCATATGGACTTTAAAGAAGAAATGGCATACATCAAATATTTTGATAATAACGGCAAGATGTTTTTTATTGAAGATTTTCCAGAAAAATCTATTCATTATGTAAATGATGCAGCTGAAAACTGGTGCATAGGCATAAAAAAATTAGAAAATATTGCATAAAATGGTTTACAATTGAAAAGAAATGTGGTAGTATAATTACAAGATAAAGGGTTATAAATACCAATGAAACGAATTGTAACTATAGCAAGTGGAATGTTAACTATGGCTGGACTTGGAACATTAGTTGTTGCATCGATGATGTCTTTACCTGAATTGGATCCAAAGGAACATGAGTGTTTAGCTTTAAACATTTACCATGAAGCTAGAGGAGAAAGAGTAGAAGGCCAGATTGGTGTTGCTCACGTAACATTAAATCGTGTTAATCATGAATCATGGCCTAATACTATTTGTGAAGTTGTTTATCAGAATAAACAATTTAGCTGGACTCATACCATTAAAGATCACACTCCGAATGAAGATAAATCATGGCAAAAAGCTAAAGTTATAGCCAGAGATGTTATGATTGGTAACGTTACAGATCCAACACATGGTGCTGAATTTTATCATGCTAACTATGTGAATCCGTATTGGGCAGATTCATATAACTTGACAAAGGTGATTGGGAATCATTTGTTCTATAGCATAGATTGATGATATACATGTATGTTACTCCTTGCGTGTCAGTATGTAAGATAGATAAAGAAACACGAACATGTTTAGGTTGTAAACGTACTATAGATGAAATTACACAATGGACTTCATACACAGATAATGAACGTATGGAAATAATGAAGAGATTAGGTTATGGCAAAAGAACACGAAATAGACGTAGTAGTAGATCTAAAAACTAACACATTTGAATTGGCAAATAAAATAGATTATAAGTTTAATGAAGGAGCTCTAATTGAAGAGTTCAAAGCATATATTGATAGCACATATGGTCAACACTATGCTAAAGATAAATTTCAAGCAACTGAATTTATTATTGACGGAGGTCATGGCACTGGCTTTTGTATCGGTAACGTATTGAAATACGCACAACGTTACGGTAAAAAAGGTACTCGTGCAGATGCCCGTAAAGACTTAATGAAAGTGTTACACTATGCTTTGATTCAGTTATATGTTCATGACGAAGAGCTGTAACAAAAAAGTCACACTTAAATAAAATCAGTTTAGCCTATTTACATTTTTGCGTAAATGTGGTTAAATATACTCGTGGACGTTATAACGTTTATATGGACTCCGGGGCGGTACCGGACGCCTCCACCATAAACACATTTAGATAAGTGTGTTTTTATGGGGGCGAAATAGGTTTCGACATATGGGCCAGTCTACAAAACACAAATGCAAACGATAACTTTGCACCATCTGGTTTTGCTCTAGCAGCATAAACACAGGGAGCTGGCCACTTGCTTAGCAACAGAAAAGTGGCACTTTAATTTTTTAAACAAGGGAAAATAAAATGAAAATCGCAGCAATCGCAGCAGCAGCACTTATTACAACAACAGCCGCAGTATCAGCAGCAGAAATCGGCGCAACAGGCATTTCAATTGGCGCGGAACTAGAAAATCGTTACAATGTAGACACTGAAACAATGACATCAACATTGACACCAGGTCTTGGCTATGACATCGCTGGTTTTGGCGTTTCTGCCGAAATGGACTTCGTTCTATACAACGATGAGTTCACACTAAACAATGATGAACTACCAACTCTAGACTTAGGTGTAGAATATGGTCTAGGTCTTATGGGTCTAACATCAACAGCATTTGTTGAAACAGGCTACAACTTTGAGACAGAAGACATGTCAGACGTAGAAGTTGGCATTAGCTTTAAGTTCTAATTACTATATAAATAAAGTATATCGGGTCGTTCCGTAATGGACGCGCGGGGAGCCACGGTTAGCTCCCCTTTTTATAAGGAGAACTGATATGCTATTTACTGCAGCAATAATGCTGTGCTTACAAGACGAACCTCATACATATGAAAATTGTCAAATAATAAACGCAGAATGGAAATATCCCAGTGAAGAAATTTGTTGGGCAGCTATAAATGGAAAATTAGCTACAATGGTTAATGCTCCAGAACTAATGAGAAAATATAAAGTTACTGATGCAAAATGCATTTCTTGGATTGAGAAAAAACAAGAATTATAAATAGATATTATCTGATTGATTGACTGTTTACTTTGTTATTAAAATAATATGTTAACATAATAACGAGGTATAATATGTTAAAAAAACTAGGATTACTAGTAACATTGATTTTTGTTGCTAATTTATCGTTTGCTCAAGAGGAAGCAGCGACTACTACAGATAACACAATAGTTACAGAAAACTATAATGAGAGTGTTATTGATTCAAATACTAATTCAAATACTAAAGTTGAATCACCTCCCCCATCTGCAATATCACCATCAATTAACACGTCCAATTCTGACTTATGTACAGTTGGAGTTGCTGGTGCTGTGCAAACACAAATTTTAGGTATCTCAGCGGGTAAAACTGTAAGAGATATGAATTGTGAAAAATTAAAAAATGCAAAAACTTTATACGATATGGGTATGAAGGTTGCAGCAGTGTCTGTAATGTGTCAAGATGAAAGAGTCTTTGATGCTATGATGAATGCTGGTACACCTTGTCCATATGATGGATTAATTGGAAGTGAAGCAAAAGCTGCATGGATGGCGAATAAAGAAGAGCAGCCAAAAAAGAATGTAAGTAAAAACCCCTTTAAAAATATGGATAAAGAT